AGCGAGCAAACAAAAAAAACATGGCGCAGCTTGGAAGAATGGGTTGCAATGTCGGGATGAATCAGACAGCTCAAATAATTGTTGAGCAGTTTTGTGAGCACTTTGAAATCCCGTTAATTCTTGCTGCGCCATCGTCGAAATGGAAATCGACGGAATCAATAGCAGAATTTAAAAAAGTGACAGGGTGGCAAGGCAGGACAAACGCAGATACGAGAAGCGCCGCTTATTTTGGTTTTTTGTATAAGCATTTAGATCAGATCAAAATTATTTAAAAATCGAGGTTAAAAATGGCAAGTCGTGGAGTGAATAAAGTAATTTTGGTGGGCAACTTGGGGCAAGACCCCGAGGTGCGTTATACCCCAGCAGGGGCAGCCATTGCTAACATCAGCGTGGCGACCTCGGAAGCCTGGAAAGACAAACAGTCTGGACAGGCCCAGGAACGCACCGAATGGCATCGAGTGGTGTTTTTTAACCGTTTGGCAGAAATTGCGGGTGAGTATTTACGCAAAGGCAGTAAGGTTTATGTGGAAGGCTCATTGCGCACGCGCAAATGGTCCGATCAGCAGGGCGTAGAGCGATTCACCACCGAAATTGTTGGCAGTGAAATGCAGATGCTCAGTGGCTACACAACAGATGGACGAAAACCAAGCCCACCAGGCGGGCAGGCTCAGCCGCCCCAGGTTCCAGGTGGGCCACCTGTCGTCCAGGGCGGTGATTTTTATGACGACGATATTCCGTTTTAATCTAACGTAAAGCTTGCAAAAGGACTGCGCTCCGAATGATTTTGCGGCATTTGTCAAACCGAAAAAACGGACGAAAAACGATCAACCTTGTAAACCTTGCCGCTTTCTGTTAGGAAAAAGCCTTCAAAAACCTTCTCGCCGTCTTCATCAACTGGCACTTCGTCAATTGAGCATGGAACAGCATTAAAAGCTGTGCTTGTTTCTGTGCGTCCAATTAACTTGTCGCCATTAACGTTGTATCCGCGCGATTCTGCATCATTGAATTCAACGTAGCTGTCGCAGTTATTCCAAACTATTTTAACTGTGTTCATTTTTATTCACCTCGTTCAACTTAGCCCAAAATTCCCTTACTTTTTTCTCTTGTTCTTCGTCCACGAACAATCCCCTAATCTCTTTTAGTCCCTCGGCAAGCTTCTTCTTGCGGAAGTTGGCCTGTCGCTCCGCATTGGATTTGGGCGCTTTCTCGCCCTTTTCTTTATTCACACACACCAACTATTTCATAAAGTGTGCCGCGAACAATCGTACCGTTTTCATCTTCAATTTTTACCGTTGTATCAATTAAATCCTGAACTGGATTGCCTTTGCTTTCAAACAACATCTCACCGCGAGTACCGTCAACCAAAACTACGTTAAATTTTTGAATTGCCATTTTCATCACCATTTGTTTTTCTGTCGCGTTATTGCTTCAGTGATGTAACTATACTAAATTGTTGCGCGTAACGAAATAAGATTGTTAGATCGTTATGGAATAATCGCCGACGCGCATATAACAAAAAGCAGCGTTTTAATATACAGTTGCTATGCGTTTTTGATAAAAATTTGATCGAAACACGAAAAAATGTTATTGATTACAGTGTTCTGATAAAAAAGAGGCGGTCATGGCTCCATTTTTAGTCGGTTTATTAAGCTCCGGCCTTAGACTTGTGGCGAACGCGGCCTTGGCCAAGGGCAAAGATTTTATTAAAGAGAAAACTGGGGTAGACCTGGAAGCGGGCAATCTCAGTGAGGAGGATGTGCTCAAACTGAAACAATTTCAGGCGGAGCACGAAGAGGAATTGTTGCGCTTGCAGTTGGAGGACAACAAGCTCAGCTTTGAAGAAACTAAGGCGTATTTGGCCGATGTGCAGGATGCGCGTTCCAATCAAACACTCATCCAAACCAGTAATAATGCGCCTTGGTACGTTAAAGGTGTGCAACCATTTTTGGCGGTGTTAGTGGTGCTGGCGACCATCTTTTTGTTTGCTGTTTTTGTTTACGCCAGTGGTGATAGATTGGACGCAAATGGCAATCCGATAAAAGCCATGAACGATACCCAAAAAGACATTATTATTTATATTTTGGGCGTATTGTCCGCCGCCATTACACAAGTTTTAGGTTATTACTTTGGCAGCTCTAAAGGCAGCGACGATAAGAACAAGAGCATAAGCGAGATTTTGAATAAATCATGAGCGATAATTTAGATAAAATTAGCGAGGCGATTCGGCAGGCACAGAACAGCTACATTATAAGCGGTTTTGTTGTTGCATTTTTTGCGTCGATAATTCGCGTGTTTCGAGACGACAAAGAAATAAAAGCTGCGAGAATTTTTCAGGAGTCAATGATTTGCGGATCGATAACGGTTACAATTAGCGTGGGAATCATGGCATTGATGAGCTGGTTTGATGTAGAACCGTCAAAAATTGGGGTTGTTGTGTATTACGCAAGTTTGTTTGTTGGTGGGGCCGTCGGAAATTTAGGCAGTACATACGTTAGGTCGTTAGCAAAAAAATTAACAACAAAAACATTTGATTAACTTTTTACACTAAAAATAGATTAGGCATGGCTAAAAAACTATTTACAAAAGAAAATCAGCCACCGGGCGAGAGAAAGTCAGTGCCAAAATTCCGCACGTTAATGCTTAACGCGTTAAAAGAGCGAGGGGTTGACGAAAAGGGTTTTGTTCGGGAGCTGGTAAACAAAGCACTTGAACCGGGTCAATCTCAGTCTGTTTATCTATCTGAACTGTTAAAACGATATGCTCCAATACCCAAATCCACATTGGATACTGTTGTAATATCAGATTTTAACCAAATGACAACAACACTACAAAAAGCAGAGTGCGTTTTTAATGCAATGGCAACAGGACAAATACCGCCGGACGTAGGCAGTATATTTATTGAGTCGATAAATAAAATTATAGCGATAGAAGAAATTACAGAAATCAAAACACGCTTAGAAGCGTTAGAAAAATCAATTAATAGAGAGGTTAAAAATGACTGATATAACAGCAGGATCATCCCTTAATCTTACACTTATTGCAAATCAGACATTAAGAGTTGTGGGTTTTGCAGATGTTACAATAGATAACGCGGGTCACACAAGCGTAAGCGGTGAAGGCGTTTTTGGGCCTTTTGATAAGATTTCCAGCATCAAAATATTAGCTCTAACAAATTGCGAATATTTTGAATCCACGCCTGAATTTATAAAATCTTTTGCGCAAACAGGAAGAATAGATTCTGCCGTTTATTCTGCGTCTGGAAATATAATTAGCGCAACAATAGACGGGTACCCTTACGCAGCAACAGAGGACGCAAACGGAAATATAGAAACCACAGAATTTTTAGGAATTACAAAGACGTATGAATGGGAAGTTATGGCGGACGGAGAATATCACATAGCATCAATAACTGTTAATTAACGGGTGATTTATGTTTACAAAAAAAAGAATAACCGAATCGCTACCGATTTCAGTTGATGAATTCTCAAGAAATTCATCAAATTACGTAATTTCAAACGGAGGCGGCGCATCGGGAGGAATAACATCAGAAAATGCCGTTTTGGGCAATTCTCTTTGCGCAAAAGTAGGACTACAAACATCGTCTGTTGGAGTCCCGGTTGGTGGATCTATATCAATTAGAAATTTGAATGTGGTTCAAGTTCCTGCAAATTATTCAATCGCATCAGGAATAACCACGCCCCTGAGCGCAAATAAATTTGGAATTTTATTAAAGGTTCCATCTGACTCAATCAGGCCAACAAATTTATCATCTCCGTATGCCGGGATGAATGGTGCAGTCCGAATGTATGAGCAAACGCCGCCGGGCGGCAACCGGTGGCACTGGGATGTTTCCTATACTAATTTTTTAAGAGATGGGTGGAGCCTCCTTGAGTTTTTTACAGATAAAGCAACGGCGTCAGGAGGAGTTTTGCCGACCGATTTAAAAATTGATTTAAAATCGATGGGTATTTCATTCAGCAGCCAAAATACCGCTGTCGCAAGTACGCCGTATTTTGTACAGGGTGTTTATACTAACTATAGGGATAGGCCAACGGTTTGCCTTACATTTGATGACGGGACATCAAGTCATTACACCAAAGTATTTCCTGAATTAACATCCAGGAATTTAAGTGCTACTTTTTATCTGCACACAGACAGGTTAAATACCGGCGGATTTATGACTCTTGCGCAAGCTCAAGAAATGCACGCAGCCGGTCACGCAATGGCAAACCACGGCGCCAATGAGCCACAAATGGCATTTACGTATGGTTCAAACTCATATTCTGCAGACGGGACAAGGTTGTCATGGCGTCGTTCAACATCTCAGCACATTAAAGATTTAGTTAACAAGGCCAAGGATTTTTTAATTGCAAATAACATGGCCGGAGCAGAAATGCACACTTGTGCACCCACAGGTCAAATCGATGATCATGTAATTGTGGCTCTTGATGAAATAGGGGCTGAAACATGCAGAACAACAGATCCAGGGGATACAACAACAAACAGACTACTAGATTATTCATTTACCTACCCTGTTACTCGATTAAATCTTAGAACAATAGATGCGGCTTATTTAAATTCAGAGCAAGCTGTTTTAGATTCTATTATGGAGGCCGTTTACAGAGGCGGAATGGTTAGCTTAATGTTTCATGCAATTGTTGATTCCGGCGGAACTGGTATAACATTAAATCTTGATCGATTTCAGCGAACTCTTGATTATGTAAAAAAGTTAAGAGATGCAGGATTAATAGATGTGGTTACTATCCCAGAATGGTCAAGAAGGGCTAAATTTTCAGCGTCATCAGCATCAAAGCAATTATATTCACCTGCGCCTGGAATAAATATATCTATTTAAAAAATTAAATGTCTAGAGGTAATTATTTAAACAGGCTTTCAAAGCTCGAAGAGGAGATAAACGAAAGCACTGGCCAAAAATACAGCACTGTATTCGGCATTGTGTCGGATCCAGGAGATCTTATTCGCAGTGTTAAATATTCCGGTAATTCATGGATTGAGGTAGAAGAAAAACCGAATATTTACATTGCTGAAAAACTTGAGAAAGTTTTATACAGTAAAAAAAGAATTGTTGTTGTTATTGGTGGTAGGGGTTCGGCCAAATCAGTTGGCGTTCACGACATAGTTTTAAGCCGTGTGCGTGATCGTGGAGACAAAGCTATGTGTATGCGAGAGTTTCAATCTAGCATTGATGACTCTGTGCACGCATTATTAAAAGAAGAAATTGAACGACTTGTAATGAATGGGTTTGACATTCAAGAAAAGCGAATATTTAGCGATAGCGGAGGAAGTATTAGATATAGAGGGTTGGCAAGAAATCCATCCGGAGTTAAATCTGCGGCAGGATTTAATATTTTTTGTGTTGAAGAAGCTGACAATCTAAGCTCTAATTCCATAAAAACCCTGACTCCAACAGCTAGAAATAAATCTTTTTTTGGAACTCCTTCGGATATCGATAGAAAAATATCTGAAGAAAACGAAATTGAAGATAAATTCAGTGCTGTTCAAATGTTTTTTATTGCTAACCCTAAATCTCAAGCCGACCCATTTTCGCAGCGGTTTATCAATCCATATTTGGATGAGCTGATAAGCAAAGGGATTTACGAAGACGACCTGCATTTAATCGTCATGATGAACTGCGACGACAATCCTTGGTACCGTTTCAGCGGATTAGAGGCAGAGCGAGAGCACGACAAAGCCAACTGCTCACCGGCCATGTACCGGCATATATGGGAAGGCGGCTTTCTGGACGAGGTGGAAGATTCGATTATTAGTCAGGATTGGTTTAACGCGGCCATTGATGCGCACGTCAAGCTAGGATTCAAGCCAACAGGTGCCAAGGTTGTAGCGTTCGACCCTGCCGACACCGGCAACGATGCCAAGGCCATTACCTACCGACAAGGTTCGGTAATTCTCGATGCACGCCAAACCAAAGACGGCGATTTTCACACCGCCACCCTTTGGGCGTGCGATTTTGCCCGCGATATCCAAGCAGATCATTTTGTGTGGGATGGCGGCGGCATGGGCGCAACGCTGCGCAATGAGATTACCCGACAACTGGCCGCCACACGCATTGAAGTGTCGATGTTCAACGGTGCCGCAGGCGTTCGCGCCCCTGATGCTGTTTACTTGTTTGAAAATAAAGGCGTGCCGATACAAAACAGCAAGCCGAACAAGGACACGTTTTCAAATCTACGGGCACAGAAGTATTGGGAGCTGCGCGACCGCTTTTACGCAACTTACAGGGCGGTGGCACACGGCGAATTAACAGACCCTGACAAACTAATCAGTATCAGCTCAAAAATTGAAGATTTAGACCTGCTGCGAGCTGAAATGTGCCGGATTCCTCGTGACAGAGAAAACAACGGCAAAATCAAGATCATGGGAAAGGATAAAATGCGAGAGAAGAAGCTAAAAAGCCCGAATATGGCTGACTCTGCTATGATGAGCCTTGACATTCCAGATATAATGAGAGCAAGAACGCCAACAGCAGCGCCTCGCCCAATCCAGAGATTCCCAACGCGATGAAAAAAGATCTAGCACAGCTAAAAGAAGATTTTGAGCGGGACAAAGCGTACAACCAGGACACCCGCCAAGAAGCGCAAGACCTGCTGCACTTTTATTACATCAGCCACTACACAGACGAGTGGCGCAATGCTTTGCCACTTAAATTCCAGGGGCAGTTTGACACGATCAAAAAGGCTGGGCGCAAGATCATAAGCGATCTAAGCAGCCAGGACATACAGGCCGACTTTGCTCCAAAAGATGGAACCGACCCAAGTTTGTCAAATATCATGGATCGACTGTTCCGCACTGACGCCCGCAAGAATTCATCCATCGAAGCATTTTACAACGCTACCCTTGAGCAGGTTCCCTGTGGTATTGGCGGATGGCGTCTTGTTAATGAGTGGGAATCGGACAAGATCGGCGACCGAAATCAGACTATCAACAGGATCCCGATCCATGAATTTAACTCCTGTGTTTTTTGGGACTCTGCCGCCCGTATGCAGGACAAGAGCGACGCCAAACGCTGCCACATTGTCAGCGGCTACAACAAAGAGGATTACGAAGAACTCAAAGAAGAGCTGACCGGCCAAGACGACGACGAGTGCGAAGGCGAGACCGGCCCAGCACCTGTTACTAGCTATGGCGCCATGGTAGAGAACGGCAAAGACGTTTACATCGTGGAGAGCTACTACCGCGAGAAAGTCTCTCAAGTGGTGGAGTTTTACCGCGACGACGAGGGAAAGGTTTACGCCTACGAAAAGGCCGAGGCCAAAAAATTTGAGGCCACTTTGGCAGAAGAGGGAAAAACCTTTTTCGACCGCAAAACCATAAAAGTCTGGAAGGTAAAAAAATACACCTGGACTGACACTGAAATACTGAGCGAGTCAGACGTTGTTGGGCCAAATATTCCTGTGGTTCCTCAGTACGGCGAGCGCGTTTTTGTTAACGGCATTGAGCATTACGAGGGAATTACCAGGGGCGCAAAAGATGCCGCCCGACTGCGCGATTTTATGTACAGCTACATGGCCGACATTGCCACCAGCTCGCCTAGGGAAACCCCTATTTTCTTTGCTGAGCAGATTGAAGGCCTTGAGTGGCAGTACCAGGAAAACGGCGTTGATGGTGCCCTGCCGTACAGAACTATGAACCGCGTTGCGGCGGACGGCGCTCAGTTGCCAGTTGGGCCAATCGCCACACTACCGCCTCCACAGCTACCGCCAGCCCTTATCGCTGCAATGCAGGGCATTAACGAAAGCCTAAGCGAGTCAACCTCAAGCGGTGCTCCTAACACCATTGCTGACGTATCAATGAGCGGTACAGCAGTAAGCCAAGTTCGGGCAATGCTGGACGAGAACTCAATCATCTTCCGCAATGGTGCCAAAATCGCCAAGCGCCGTGACGCTGAAATCTGGCTAGGAATGGCACCCGAGGTGTACGGCGTTAAGCGCAAAGTAACGCTTACGAACAAAGACGGCACGACCACCGAAGAATGGCTACAGGAGACAGAATACGACCTTGAGACCGGCGAAGAGCGAGTAATCAACAATTTGGCTGAGGCTGATTTTGATCTCGCAGTTGATATTGGTGAATCGTTCGGCAGTCAGCGCCAGCAGTCACGCCAAGAGGTCGGCAACATTTTGCAATCGCTACAGCCTGGCAGCAAAGAATACATGATGCTGTTGCACAAGTACCTAGAGTTAACCGACGGAGAAGCGACAATCGACATTCGCAAGTACTCGCACAAACAACTTTTGTTAATGGGCATCCGCGAGGCAGAGACCGAGGAAGATATTAAAGCTCTGGAACAAGCACAAGCCGAGCAAGGCCAACAAGCAGACCCTGCCCTTGAGTTAGCCAAGGCCGAACAGATGAAGGCACAGAACGGCGCAGAGAAGCTCAAAATCGACATGTACAACGCAGAGACAAACCGCATGAAAGTAATGCAGGACGCCGCAAAAATAAATGCCGACATAGAAAATCTGCACACTAAAACTGCGGGGAATCACATTGATAATGTACAAAAGGCTTACGGTGGAAGGTAAAACAAGGAAATTGTCAAGAACTTATTTGCGAAAATATTAAGAACGTTATAACATTACATTACGCGGCGGCGGTGTCACGCAAAACCTACCGGAGGTCTTGCCGGGTTTATCGTTCATAGCGAGTAAAACTATGTCAGAAGCAATGTCATTAGAAGAGTTAAAGGCTCAAAACGCAGCAGAAGAAGCGGCCCAGGCTCAACAGCCTGAAGTCGAAGAAATTGATGCAGAAGAGAGCGAGGATTTAGAAGTTGATTCGCCAGAGACAACCGAAGGCGAAGCGACCGAAGAACCTACAGAAGATTGGCTCAAAGAAGACAGTGCTGAAGAAGAAAAAAAGCAAAGCGATTTAGTGCCCGCTGCGGTTTTAGCGGAAACGCGCCGAAAGTTGCGCGGCCAAGTTAGCGAGAAAGACGCCGAGATTCAGCGCCTAAAAAGCGAGCTGGATCAGGTCAAGGCAAGTCCTGCGTCCACAAGTGCGCAAGATTTAGATCTTGAGGTGGCTGTTGAGCCGTGGGAATACGACGGCGACAACTACGGACGCTACAAAGCCGAGCTAGACGCACGTAACGCGCGCAAGATCATGCAGGCCGAAAGTGCGCGCGCACAGCAAGCCCAGCAGATCGAGCAGCAACAGCGCGAAATTGCCGAGCAGTTTAATCAACACTATGACCGCGTTGAGGCGTTGGTAGCCAGTGGAAAAATAACTGTTGAGAAATACAAAGCGGCTGAGGCCAATGTTTTAGAAAAGCTCGACCAGATGACCGGCGCAGGTGAAGCGGTGATGAAGAAATTCGTTGCCAGCATCGGTGCAGGATCGGAAAAGGTTATTATCCATTTAGGCACAAACGGCACAGCGCAACAGCGGCTAGAGCAAGAATTGAAACGCGACCCATCAGGCATTGCAGCAGCAATTTACCTGGGCGGATTGCGTGAAAAGTTCAACTCTGCCCCTGCGACTAAACCCAAAACAGCCCCGGCCCCCGATGTGGCGCTAAAAGGCAAAGCACCTGCATCGTCGTCTCACTACAAGGCTTATGAGAAAGCCGTAGCTAAGGACGACCCAACAGCAATGCTAGAAGCCAAGCGCGCAGCCAGGGGAGCGGGAATAGATACTTCAAAATGGTAGGTAAAAATTTATGGCAGCTTTAAGTGCAGGTAAAATCGTCGCAACTTATTTAGAGGAGGCGGCAAAATCATTTGAATCTCAGCGTGACATGTTGGATTACGTAAAAGTAATGCAGCCTGACCCAGCCGAAATGCAAAATTCATCCAACTCAGTGCTCCGTCGCGTTAACCAACAAGGCGCATCAATCGCCGGTTTTGATTTGACCGGCCTTGAGACTGGCTTAATCCAAGAGTGCTATGTTGCAGGCTTGGGTACTCCCGATAACGCCTTTGTAAGCCTTCGCGCCGATGATCTGCGCGATATTAGCTACATCCGCGATCAGGCAGTAATTGACGGCGAAAAGCGCGCTAGCGTATTGAACAAAGCTATCACCGATTCTATCCGCTTGACTGGCTCAATGTTCTATCGCACAAACGTAACCTCTGGCTATGACGCAATCAGCCTTGCTCAAGCGGCAATGAACAAGCGCCAAATCCGCAAGAGCGGCCGAATCATGGCTTTGAATGACAGCGATTTGCAGTTGTATAGCAAAGACCTGGCATCACGCTCCAACCTTGTTGGCCAGCCTGAGAAAACCTATCAAACCGGCCAATTGTTCAAGCAAATTGCAGGCTTTGAATCAGTAATCGCAAACTCTTCGCTGTCTGCATTGGTAGGTGGTGCTGACCCAGCAACCACTGTGACCGGCAACCAGTCATTCTCACCAATCCCTGTTGGCACCGTAACCGCAGCAACTAACACCGTGGTTAACGCCGATTACCGTACCGCAACTATCCCTGTTGCCGCTTCTGCGTCTTACAACGTGGGCGACCGGGTGACGTTTGCAAATGGTGGTACTACCGTAAAAGCTGTTGGCCGTGATGACAAAACCGTGACCGATGAGGCTATGTCATTTGTCATCGTATCCAAACCAAGCGGCACCTCGATCGAAGTTTGGCCAAAACCAATCGCCGCAGACGACCCTGCTTTGTCAACGCTCGAAAAGGCTTATGCAAACATCAACACCCGCATTCTTAACGCGGCCACTGTTAACCGTTTGAACACTGACGCATCTAACCAGCCTAACATTTTCTGGCAAAAGGACAGTATTGAGGTATTTGCTGGCACTATGCCTGTTGAGAAGTTGGCCGAGTGGGGCGGCATGAAAACTGCCCGCGAGCGTTTGACCGATGACTTGTATATGTACATGCTCTATGATGCAAACATCGCAAGCCTGCAAGCCCGCTGGCGTATGTTTGTTTGGTATGGTGTCAATAACGCCCGGCCAATGGACAACGGCGCGTTCGTTAGCTTCTAATTTCCCCTGGGGCTTAGGCCCCTTTTTTTGGATATTCCTATGTCTATTCATGTTTATAAGCCAGGCGAAACTCACGAGGTTGACGGTCTAAAATGTGAGATAATCACATGTGAGATTGGCGACTATGCCGACCATAAAGCCGCCGGTTGCGTTGATAATGTGAAAGAACTCTACCCAGAGTTATTCCCGGTTTCAGATCCAGAGGAAATCCCGGTTTCAGATCCAGAGGAAATCCCGGTAGAAGTACAAATTGATTTGGTCGATGCTGTTAATGCACCAGAGTTTTTAACTCAAAATATCCCGGTTGATAAGGCCGACAAGAGCAAGAAAAAATAACGTAAGGGGCCGCTGTGAAAACAAAAATCGAACTAGTGAATGGTGCGTTTGCTGAGCTTCGGATCAGCGGTCTTACTTCTGCCACCGACTCTGAAGATATTGAGTTAGGGCTGTCTGCTCTAGAAGACGTGATGCACAACGTTAATTTGTCTCTGCCATTCAACTTTGAAGAACTGCCAGACCCAAACACTGAATCTGGATTGCCAGAGTTTGCCACGCTTGCTATAAAGTTAAAGTTGGCCGAGCGCATTGCCCCAAGTTACAACAAGTCATCTGGAATCCCCGGACTAGCTTCTGCATGGTCGCGATTAATCACCCGACTATCACAGCCAAAATACCTACAGCCATCCAACTTGATGCCTCTTGGCCGTGGCAATCGCCCGTTTATCACCAACAATAACTACATGCCAACACCGGTTAATCTGCCGCCAGGCACAATTGAGCTAAACATCAACGATGCGGGGATGTTTCTGGTTGAGTTTGGCGATTATCTGCAATCTGGCGAGGTCATTAGCTCCATTGTTGACACCGCTGAGGCAGGCATAACCGTTTTAAGTGATTCGATAACCGGCGACTCCTACAGCATTGAAGTGCAGGCAGGCTCATCCACTGGGCTAACCAGAATTAAATTGGTAATGACCGGCGACATGGGCAGCAAGCGCACCCGGTACATGTATTTCAATATCGTTGACGGTACTTCGGCCAATGGGTGAGCTGATCATCCCCATCATTGGCGGCGATCAGGTATTGAGTAACGCCGATTACGCCGACGCCATACCAATCAACATGATTGCGGTGATACGCGATATTAAGGGCAATCCTGGATATTTAATCTCGCACGACGGACTAACCCAAACGCATACCGGCCAAGGCGTTGACCGTGGTGCCCTATTCAATGAGCGGTGGGGCAGATCATTTAGGGTTTCAGGGAATAAATTTATTGAAATCGTGGGATCAACAGTAGTTGTAATTGGTGACATATCCGGTTCTGGCCTTGTTCGCATGGCCTACGGTTTTAATTCGGTGATGATAGTTGCCAGCGGAAGCACATACCGATACGACGGCACCACATTAACGCTAATGACCGACCCAGATTTCGGCGCACCCATTGATGTTATTTGGCTGGATCAATACTACATTTTTACAGACGGAGAATACCTCTACCACACGGATATTGGCGACGAGACAAGCATAAGCCCTCTAAAATTCGCCACATCGGAATTATCCCCAGACAAAACCAAGGCTGTTGGCCGTACCCAGGACAATTTGCTAATCGCGATCAACCGATACACAACAGAATATTTTATTGATCAAGCCAATGACAATTTTGCGTTTAGTCGAATAAATCAAAAAGCCGTAAATTGCGGCACAGTGAGTGCTGGCGGATGGGTTGAATTAAGTGGCCGTGTTTACATGCTTGGCGGGGCCAAGGGTGAGCCTGTTACATTTAAATTGCTTGGAGCTGGGCAGGCTGAGACAGCCGCAACCGACTACATTGAGCGGATTATCAACAGCTACAGCGAGGCCGAGTTATCCACAGCTTATTTGGAGGGTCGATCACGAGCCCGCGATCAGCTCGTTTACATTCAACTGCCTAACCATACGTTACTTTATAACGTTTTTATCGCGAACAAATTCGGCCCACAATACGCCTGGTCAGAACTGCGCAGCGGTGATGATGCGTGGCGGGCGTGTAACGGCGTTTACGATACGAACCTGGGTCAATGGATATTCGGGGATAAACTGGGGGCAACCATTGGGAAGCTTGATGATACATTGGCATCGCATTATGGCGCATCCGTAACATCGCAATTTCAAACGGCATTAATCCCAATGGAATCCGTCAGCATTTCGGAGCTTGAACTAAACGTGGTTAGCGGCTACGGCGAGGACACGGCGCTTTTTGTCAGCACAACGCAAAACGGCAGCTATCACGGAGCGGAGTGGACTAAATACATTGCTATGGCCTTGATGTACAACTATCGCTATATAGTCCGCCGCGTTGGTTATGTACGCAAACAAATTGGATTTAAATTTCGCTCGCTCAATAAATCAAAAATAAACGTTTCCGGTCTGAAGGTAACGCACGATGGCGGCTAAGTCGTCTCAGTATTATATTAGTGACACGGATATCGCGCAGTTAATGGCTATGAGCGGCCTTCCTGCTAATTTTAAGCAACTATTCGCCCGCGATTATTCGGCATTAAAGCGTGATATTGGAGGCGACAAAGACGCAATCACATCGCTTGAGGTGCGGGCAACAGAGGCAGAAGAGCGCTTAGATGAAATTGATGACCACATAGAAATTATTGACGCCCAGATTGTCGCGATTGATCTGCGGGTAACGACTGCCGAGGGTGATATTTTAGACCTGTCGCTTCGAGTAACACAGAACGAAAGCGACATAGCGGACAACCGCGCAGACTTTGACGCGCACGTTATTGACACAACTACTCACGGAACAACGGGCGAGATTGTCGGCACGGGGAACTATGCCAGCGCAGCAATAGGTGGAACAGTTCTATTGGCCGCAGCGGTAGCCGATGCCGTGCCAAGCACTGTGTCAATCACGAGCACGCCAAATGCGGCAGGAGTTGCCTATTCCCAGGTTGACGCCGCTACATGGGTGGCAATGCTGAACGAGCTTAAAGCGGACGTTAATACCCTTGTCACCAACACAAACGCAGCAATAACACAGCTAAACGCTTTGCTGGCATCTGAGCGTGCCGCCAAGCAATTGGCACCGTGATTAGGGACGCAACGCAGGAAGATTTGGCCCACTGCCTGGATGCTGGCATGGCAAAAAATACAGGGATACAGCTAAGCGATATTGACAAGCCGATGATTTGCGTAGAGCTGGACGGTTATAGAATGTGCGCCCTAGTGTATACTTTAGACGGTGACGCGGAGGTGCATCCAATCACGCCAAGGGTGTCTGCGATTAAGTCGCGAGACCTAGCCAGGGAGCTAATAAAATACCTAGGAACTATTGGAATAAAAAGAATTTATACAACAATCGCGCCCGATTTTAAGCGGGTCGAAAATCTAGCACGAAAGCTAGGATTTGAAAAAACAGGTGGTGACGTATGGGTCTTGGCGGAAATTCCTTTGCTGAGCAGATCATCTAAGTACACAGGTGGTGACGTATGAGTATTGGCGGTGCAATTTTAGGTTCTTCCCTGCTGGGCGCTGGGGCGTCAATTATTGGCGGAAACAAAGCGGCAAAGGCTCAAACTAAGGCGGCTAATCAGGCAACTGCGCTGAGCCGCGAGCAGTACAACAAGGGTCTTGAGCTGACGGCTCCTTTTCGTGAGCTTGGAATAGGAGCAATTCCCGGACTTCAGAGCATGGTCGATCAGCCTGTAACGCCTTTTAAATTCCGCGATGCTTCGACCTACCTTAATGATTATTTTAAAGGGCCGGAATACGAGGCTCTAAACGCCCAGGCGCAGGATCAGATATTGCGCAATGCTGCGGCCACTGGTGGATTTAGAAGCGGGGGGACACAAGCCAATTTGGCAATGATCGCGCCAACTCTAGGAATACAGGCATTGCAGCGGCAAAACTCGCAAGACCTCCAAGAGTACGGCACCAACCAGTCGGCTAATGCTGACCGGTTCAACCAGCTTTATGGAATTACAAACCTTGGAGCTAACATCGCCACAGGAAACGCAAACGCAGGCGCTAATTTCGCCTCGCAGGCCGGGCAAAACGCAATGTATGCTGGCAACGCAAAGGCGGCTAATTACATGAACACGGCAGATGCATTAACTGGACTCGGAAAAGATTACGCATCGTATAAGTATGGCCAACATTTGGGGTTGTTCTAATGGATGGGGTAATGGGCGATATTATTAGAAACGCGCAGGGCCTACAGGGCTTGGCCGCTATGAAAATGCAGATTGACGAAAACAAAGCGGCTCAAGAGCGGCAGAAAATCGGCATGGAGGCTCTCAATAAATACCGAGAGAGCGCCCAGCTTGGGCATCCGGATGATAACGCTTTTACCACTGCGGTTATGAATGTGCCCGATGCTGCTAAAAACGTCCTGGCATCTATTGGCATTAAGGACAATTTGCAGAAAAAGGACGCGGCGAGCTTCGCTTTAAAAGCGGCAAATATTGTTGAATCGCCTGAGCAGTTTATTGGCGCTATCGATGCGCGTATCAAATACCTGCAAGACGCGGGACGCGATCCAAAAGATTCAATTGCTTTGCGTGAGCAGTATTTGGCCGGAGACAAAGAAGGAGTAAAACGTAACCTAAAAGGCGTTGCTGCGGCGCTCGTTGGCGATGGTGTTATTGACCATAAGATGTACGAATCGACCTTTGGCGAACCGGAGAAAATGAACGAGTACCAGCGCCAGCAGATAGCGCTGCAAAATCGAGAGTTGGATTTGCAAGGCAGGCAAATCAACCAAAATCAAGCCGCTATTGGCATGGGAACGTCAAATCAAAAAGATTGGGAGACGTATCAGCGACTTTTAAAAACCGACCCAGAGCAGGCTTCAGCTTTTGGTCGAGCGGCTGGATTTTTATCAAAAGAAGGTCAGCAGCTTTCGTCATTCAGCGAAAAGCAAGTTTCTGCGGCGAGTGATGAATACAATAATGCCAATACTGCGGTGACAAAATACCAAAATCTAGCCGACGTTATACGATCTAAAAAGCTTGGCGGTGGCCTTGGTGCCTCTTGGGCGGAGGCAATAAAAGAATACACCGGCGACCAAAACGAAATAACACAGCTACGCAAAACCGTGTCTGAAATTGTCAACAGTGAGGCCATAAAATCGCTTCCTCCTGGACCAGCAACAGACCGCGACATTTCATTGGTGCGCGAGCCATTCCCAACCGCCAAGGCCAATGGAGAATATATTGCAAATTGGCTAGAGGCTGTTTCCCGCCTCAATCAAAAGCGTGCCGAATATGCCGAGCACAAAGCCGCGTTTATTGCCCAAAATGGCGGCCAGCGCAACAAGGCTGGGGAAACGGTATTAAGCACCTGGAAGGCAAAGCAGACCGAACAAGCGCCAGCACAGCCAGCATCTAGTAAGTACAAAATAGAGGTAATGCAGTAATGCCAACCTATCAAGTCACCGATCCTAAAACCGGATTAAAGGTAAAGCTGACCGGTGACGCGCCACCAACCGACGCAGACCTTGATGAGATTTTTTCAGGGTTGGCTCAGCAGCCTGCTGAGCAACTACAAGAGCCAAGCCTGTTACAGAAAGCCGGTAACACAGCTTATGAGTTTGCATCAGCGGTTAACCGTGGTGCTCTTGATATTGCTGGGCTTCCTTCTGAGCTTATTCGGATTCCGGTTAATGCTGGGCTTCAAATGGCCGGGGTTGACTATCAAATCCCTCGCGCCTCGCAAGCTATTCAGGAGGCTACCGGGATCGGCCAAGGCGGATATATGGATCCTGGAACCGCCCGCGATATAGTGCAGGCCACTGGCGAAGCTATTCCAGCCTCTATGGCCGCTGGTGCTGGATTAACCGCTGCTGCGTCCAGGCTTCCTGCGTTGACGGCTGCAAGCGAAGGCATATTGCCTGGGGCACTTAGAGCCGCAGGGCAATCAACTGCTGCTCAAAATGCCGCCTATGGCGCTCTTGGTGGTGGTGGTAGCGTAGCTGGAAAAGAGATCGGCCAAGCTGTAGGCGGTGATGTTGGCGGTGCCATTGGCGAGATTGCCGGAGGTGTTGCGGCTCCAATGATTCCCAGCCTAGCATCGTCAGCCGTCAAAGGTGCTGCAAGCTCTATTTTTGGCGCAAAAGATCAGACTAAGGCACGACAAATTGCCGAAGACTTCGCTACCTTTGATGCTAAACCTACGGTGGGTTTAGTGTCTGGCCGTCCAGGCTTGCAGGCCACTGAAACCGTTATGGGTAGCGCCATTGGCGGAAGCCCTATCGCCAAGGCTCGCGAGTCAATCGGAACTGCGATGCAGGCTAAGCTTAAGCGCATTGCGGCATCTATCAGCGACGTTCGCGGGGCAGAAGACGCCGGGCTGGTTGTGCAAAAGGGCATTACCGGAAAAGGCGGGTTTATTGATCGGTGGAAGGATGGTCAGGCAGCTCTATGGGGCAAGGCTGATCAACTAATAGCTCCACAAGGCCCGGTGAACTTAAATAACACCAAGCAAGCATTAGACGGAATAGTTCAAGGTGGCCGGTTCGGCTCAATTCTTGACAATCCAAAGCTATCACAAATAAAACAGGCATTGGATGAAGGTGCAACGCTACAATATGACGAAGTGCGGAAATTGCGCTCACAGCTTGGCTCTATGCTGTCTAATCCAAGCCTTGTTGACGATATACCACGCGGCGAAGTTAAGCGCGTCTACGGTGCGCTCAGTGAAGATATTAGGGCGCTGGCTGCTAGCAGTGGGCCAGAGGCGGCAAAAGCTTTTAACCGGGCTAATACTTATACCAGGTCGGGTCATGATCGAATTGATGACTATCTCGAAGGAATCGCTAAAAAGGTTAACCCTGACGAGGTATTCAGGGCCATTGCAAAAGGTG